CCCCTTTCGGGGGCTTCCGTTTTGTGTTTAACTCCAACCTAAAAGGTACCTTTATCATGCAAATGATAGTTTATGCGTGTGTTTCGATGGGTCCGCAAGGACCTTACCGTCGCGTACGCATTACAATAGATGGGACGAAAGTCACATCTGTTGAGGTGCCTGCTGGGGCGGAGGAACACGATTCGTGCTACCATAAACCTACGAATCACCCTGAGGTAATTCCTTGGGATGAAATAAAGGACATCCTGACCATTAAGGAAAAGATGTTCTATTTGTAGGCAATTAGGTAGCGTTTCAAGGCGGGTGGTTAAAACCACTCTTCTTTGGGTCATTTAATTGTGGAGTTATTTCTGTGCCAATCCAAGACGAGAGGTATTATTCGTACCGTAGACGCTGGACCGAAGGTTCTGTTTCCACTTGTTTCGCCTGGCCCTCAAATGAGAGCACGACGATTACCAAGGTTGCGCAGAATGTCGGTGAGCAGGTCACGACGGAGAGTAAGCTCCCAAATTGGCGGTACAGGATCTCACACGGTCTGAGTGCCACTACCACGTTTGAAGCGGAAACGAGCGAACTAACGTTCGTTCGTGGAAGCATCTTTCTTGGTAAATGGTGCAATGCCGTGCAGCGCTTCGGGTTTTTCACCCAGGAAGGTGACCTCTTTAATGGGGCCACCGTTGTCTGGGATAGACCTCCAGCGCCTATTGCCACAATAGACCCTCAGGTACGAGATGAGGCCCTCACTCGTGCTATCCAGGACGCGCGTTCAAAGCAAACCCACTTTCGAGGTGGGAACTTCTTAGCCGAACTGGGTGACACGATTAGAGGTCTCCGTAATCCGGTTAAAGGGTTTCGAGGTTTACTCGATGCCTACCACCGGAATGCTCGCAAGCGTGTAAAAAACGCTGTAGGGCGACGCAACTTGCCGCGGACTAACGAGGATTGGAGGAACCTTGAAAAAGGTGCCCCTGATGTCTCGAGGGCCGCACAACGGGCGTTATCGGACTCGTGGCTGGAAGCTAACTTCGGATGGCAGCCACTCTTAAGTGACGCTGTAGATGCTTACACTGCGCTCCGTCGCCTCTCGGCGAAGGTGCCTTTGTCTCGCTTCTACGGTACGTCATCACGAGAAACTGCGCCGACCTATGCTTCTGGCCAAACGCAGCACGATATAACGTTCATGAACTTTACGGCTCGAACGAGCCAAAGGTTCCACTGTACGTTCTACGGAGCCGTTAAAGTAGAGGTGGACGAACCCTCCAGTTCGGTGATTGAAGAAATGGGCGTAAGAGCCCGTGACTTCATACCCGCCGTCTGGGAGGCCGTGCCATACTCCTTTTTAGTCGATTATTTCGTCAATATAGGCGAGATACTCGAGACTGTATGCTTTCCACGGTCAGATCTCGCATGGGTTAGCAGGACATTCCGCAATCATTCGATTCGCTCATCCGAGCGGGTCGCGATTGTGGAACCTTCAAGTCCTGCCTACCCTCAGAGTAACTCTGATAAGGTGTTCGCATTTCAGTCACCTCGTATCGAATGGAACCGCAAGCGTGTTAGGCGGCAAGAGTACTTTGGCTCCCTCGTCCCCGGGGTCAGGTTTGAAATACCTGGCTCTAGGAATTGGAAGAAGTATTGTAATCTTGCGGCTTTAGCGCGTTTGAGGACACTTTAAACCTCTTTAAGGAAGGTCTATTATGCCTTTCGCACCAACATCGCCGGTTACGGGGGGCCCTCAAACGGGCCTGACGTCGCCGACGTACACTCTGACGGCCGACGTAGCTCCTGCTGCCCATGGGAAGCAGTACTACGTCTCTGCCTTGGGTGGGACCCAGACCGGAGTTGAGGTTAATAGCCTCAGCAACCCGTTCACCACGACGTTTTTCAAGGTGGCGGCTCCAAAGAGCTTGCCTTCTGTGAACGCGTCGGGGGGTCTGTCGAGCGTCCCTAAGAACGTTTTTAAATGGAACGTTCGTAAGGGCATGGAGGTCCTGAGTGGACAGCCGCGCCAGCTTGGTCTTTTCGAATTGTCGATGACCATTCCTGCTGGTGCTGATGTCCAGGACCCTGAGTCCATGAGGGCCGCTCTCTCGTTGCTCTTCGGGATCGCGTGGGCAGAATCGTCCAACATCGGCACAACCCTCATCACTAACGGTCTCTGACCGTCGTGGCGAGGAAGAGCCGGTGGAAGGCGATTTTCCACAATCTAGTCACGGTACTGACCGAACGCCTCATCAAGAAATTGCTGAGGAAGGTTTAGTCGGGCGGGGCTAGTGATCCCTTGAGTGATGACACCATTGGAGAAAGTGTATGTCCGCACCTAATCGGCAAATGCTTTTATCCTGCCTTTCGGCTGATCTTTCGCATATTCCGTTTGGAGACAAAAAAAGTCTCAACTCGGGGGTGCGCTCTGTCGCCTCAACGATGCTACTTGAGAGCGTCTTCAAGAAATTTGAAGACCCTAACCCAAGTGCAGACGCCAAAGCTATAGAGAAGTTCCATGCCGTTAATGAACGGATGGGTACTTATAAACTCGTGGTCGAGTCCAGTTGGGATGAGGAAGTTATCGGGAACGTGAAAACGTGCCTCGATCGCTTTCTCCACCCGGAAGGGATGCCGCTCGTTGACTCGTTTCAACAGCTTTTCGAAGCTGGAGAGACGGGACCTGGAGCTAGCATTTCTGGACGAGGAGGGGACTTCTATACAAAGATGTTCTCCTCAGAGTTAACCACGACTGATCTGTCTCTGTACGCAGAGTACAGGACCAACATCAGAAGCCTTGTTTCCTGGTCGGAGGCTGAAAATCTCCGTTTTACCAAGTGCAATGGCCCCAGGTTGGTTGAAGGTAATCGCCTGTCCTTAGTTCCCAAGAACATCGACATAAGTCGAACGATCTGTACTGAGCCCACATTGAACATGTGGTACCAGCTCGGATTGGGTAACGTCGTGCGCGAGCGTCTTAGGTCATTCTTCGGAATCGACCTTCGACACGTGGCAGACGTCAACCGACATATGGCGCGGTTGGGTTCGTTGGATCCGGAGGCGCCGAGGTCTTTCTCAACAATCGACCTCGAAAGTGCTTCAGATTCAATAAGCCTGACGCTTGTGGAGGAGCTTTTCCCGCAATGGTTTAGCTCTCTTCTTAAGTATCTCCGGTCGCCCGTTTCAAGGCTTCCGGATGGATCAGCGCTGACCTTGAACATGGTGTCAACGATGGGAAATGGATTTACGTTTCCACTCCAGACACTTCTGTTCTCGGCCGTCGTATCTGCGGTCTACGCGCAAAAGGGTATCCCCCTTGCGCGCGTAAGCAGCGAGAAGCCCAACTGGTCAGTTTTCGGGGATGACATAATCGTCCGCAGTGATGCGTACGACCGTGTCTGCCACGTCCTTTCCATGCTTGGGTTTCGAGTAAACGCAGAGAAGTCCTTTAATAAAGGACCGTTCCGCGAGTCCTGCGGGTGTGACTACTTCAAGGGTCACATGGTACGTGGTGTCTATTTGAAGCACCTTAGTACTGCGCAGGATACTTACGTCGCCTTCAACAAGCTAGTCCGATGGAGCGCACGGAACCAGATCTCTCTGGATTCGACGCTGCAATATCTCCTCCGGAAGGCGCCCTTTCTAGGGGTGCCATACTGGGAGTCGGACGACGCAGGCTTTAAGGTGCCCGAGTGGTGGCCTTGGTTGAGAGTTAAGCAAGCTGCGAACGGAGTGCGTTATAACGCATCTGTCCCGAAGCTCCGCGAAATCTCTCTTCTTGAGGACTCCATAAGGGTGCCAGCGGGCCTACGTTCTCGCATTTATAACCCTCACGGGCTAATAGTTGCGATCACTAGAGGCGATTGGGCAGACGGCGCGCTCTCTGTCAGACATGGCAGAGTCAAACGCTACGTCAGGGTCCGTAGGCTCGCACCATCATGGTATGAGCTTCCGGTGACTGTGCCTGAGGCTTTTGTCTCAGCTCGTGGGACCAGCGAATTGTGGCCAAATGGCCGCTTTAACTGGTTCCGTGATTTGAGATATGAGCTTCACGCCAGGCGTGCTGTTGCACCCATTGCAGGTGCAGTAGAAGGAAGGCGGTGTGATACCGTCTTTTGGTCGCTGCTTGAATAAGCAGTAATCCAAACCCCAGGGGTGAGATGCCCTGCTCCGACTGCCA